GACAGATCCTTGTAGATCATCGGACCGTACGAGAACACCTGCACCTTGGTGTCGCCCGGCTTGTACGGGCACTCGCGGGTCTTGTCCTCCTGGCGCCCCTTCCACTCCTCGACGTCGTTCGACGAGTAGACCGCGTCGTCGAGGTCGACGATGTTGGAGTAGAAGCGCTGCTTGGCGCGCAGCTGATTGGCCAGCTCCGCGTCGGCGGCGTCCTTGGTGGCGCGCAACTGCGAGACGTAGGCGCACACCGGGCACGCGCCACCGGGGCCGTGCGGCGTCTGCACCGGGCAGGCGAACGACTGGCCGCCCTCACCAGCGTCATCGGCACCGATACCCCAGTGCACGAAAATTTCCCGCCAAAATTGGTTGGCGTTGTCTCCTTCCGCCGTCCACGGCGGCATGAAGCGGACACGATTCTTGCCCGGCTTCGGACTCCAGTACTTGAACCCACCAGCCTGCCGAGCAGCTGCCTTTGCAGCCTCTTCTTCGGCCTTCTGCTTCACCTTGCTGACATCGACACCCATCGCGTTCTCCTTGCTGAGGTTTGGAACTAGGACTAGGCGGCCCGCGGCGCGCGCCGACGAGCAGGTGCAGGCGAATCACTGCGCGGCGCCTGCGCTACCGGAGGATTCCGCGCGTCCATGCGGCCGCTTTCTACAGTCGACACATCGATCGAATCCGATTCTAGAACTGCAGGACCAGGGTGCTGTGCGAGCACCTCGGGGCCGGCGTCTTCCAACGCAACCGCGCCGCCGTGGTCGTTCTTGCACGTGTCGCCACTCGGCGTCGTGAACTGCGGCTCGTGGCAGACCACGCAGTGCTTGCCGGTGTAGACCGACTCCATCTCGGGCTCGCCACCTGCGGGCAGCTGCGGCGCGCGGCGCTGTGCGCTGATGATGTTCTTCACCATCTGCTGCTTGCCCTGCTGGATGCGCGGGTCAGAGATCGACGACATCGCCGTCTTGCCCAGCTCGATGAGCATGTCGCGGCGGTGCGCGAACGCGTGCGGCGCGTTCTTGAGCAGCTTGGCGAGCGTGCGCGCGTTCTGGTACTCCTGCTGCGCTGCGCGGTACGGAGCCGAATTCTTGATCTCGTTCTCGATCATCGTCTCCGTCATCTTGAACTTCGGATCTGCGGTCTGGATGTTCTTGGCCTTCTCACGCGTCTGCACGTCGAGCTTCGCCTGCAGGTGCTCGAGGTCTTCCTTGAGCCGGTCTGCGCGGTCGTCTGCCATCTCCGCCAACGTGGCGTAGTAGGCGTAGCGCTCGGAGTGCGTGAGGAACTCCTGCTCGAGGTTGGTGTAGTCGATCGCCAGATCGTCGCCGTAGGTGTTCGGGTACTCGACGCCGTCGATGACGACCTGGACATTGACCAGCTGCTTGAGAAAGTCACGGAAGCTCGACATCGTCATCTCCTCTACGGCAACACTTCGCCGAAGTGCTCGTTCGGAATCTCTTTGCGGTACTGTGCCCAGCCGCGGAAATTGCCCGACTGCTGATTCGGATCCTCGAGACACTGCGCGACGTGCTCGAACGGGCTCATGTGCAGCGGGTCGCCCGATGCCTGGCCGGCGAGTAGCTTGTTGTGCAAATCGACGTCGGCGTGCAGATCACGCTTGCCCTCATGGTTCAGCAGCGACACGCGCGCCACGCGGCCAGTCGACACCTGCTTGAGGACGTTGGTCGCGTCACCATGGCGACCACCGGTCATGCCAAGAGCGCGCACACAGTCTTCCGGCTCGATAAACGGCATGTGCCACTCGCCGACGCGCAGCTGCTGCGGCTTGTTCTGCTCTGCCTTCGCGTGCATGTCCTTCGCGACCCATGCGATCTCGGGCTGCGCCTGCCAGTGGTCGCGCAGGTGGAACCAATTGTCGAAGGTCGTCGCCGAGACGATGACAGTGATGAACATCCACGGCTCCGTCGGGCGGTTACACAGCTGCTTGTGCAGTCCCAGCTCCGCCATCTCGCGCGCGCCGGCTACAGCTTGGTCACGCAGACGCAGCCAAATCTTCTTGACGCGCGCGAGCGGGCTGTCGTCGAACGAGCATGGCGCTGAGCCACTGGACAACGAATCGTGAGAGCAGCGCATGCACACGCCAGTGCCATCGTACTGATGCACGCCAGATGGCCTGTCGCTCAACTCCTCCGCAGCCTGCATGCCCTTCTGGTTCGCGCCCCAGAAGACAGGCAGTGCAGGGTCCAGCTCGATCTGGCGCAGCATCTTCTCGACGGGGATGGCCCTCGAGCTGGCGCTGTTGCGGCTGAAGAGCCGGTGCGTCATCAGCTCCGCGTGCACGAACCTGGGATACGTCAGCTCCCACGTCGTGAGGCGGCGCCCTGCCGGCGAGATCGAATCGAGGATGATGCGCGTGCTGTAGCTCATGCGGCCTTCAGCTCCTTTTTGGCGCCCCAGTCCGTCGTCGAGTAGGACATCTCGGCCTTGAGCGGCACCTTGTACTGGAAGTCTTCCATCTGCTTCTTCACCTCGCCGAGCAGGTGCAGTTCCTTGCGGTGCCAGTAGAACTGCAGCTCGTCGTGGACGAAGTTCACGAGACGCGACTTCGCCTTCTCGCGCGTGAAGATCTTCTTGACGCGCACGGCAGCAGTCTTGAAGACGTCGGCCGCCTCACCCTGGATGAGGAAGTTGACGCCCTGGCGGCACGCGCGCTCGATCTGCCACTTCTGCATCTGGCGCGTGATCGGCAGGCGACGGTAGCGTCCAAAGCTGTTCTGGACGTAGCCGTGCTTCTTCATGAAGGACTGGGTCATCATGATCCATTCCTTCACGCCCGGATATTTCCTGAAGTACTTGTCGATGTACTCGGCGCACTCGTCCTTGGTCACGAAGCGCGTCGGCGTGGAGACCTGGCGCTGGATCGTCTCCGGGCCGGCGCCGTAGATGATGCCGAAGTTCACTCGCTTGGCGATGTTGCGATAGAAGTCGTACTTGCACGCCGGGCACTCGCAGCTATCACCACGCTGCGGCTTCTCGATGTGCCCGCCTTTGTCCTTCTTCATCGCCAACACCTGCTCGACGGGCAGGCCGAGCACGACGTCGGCGAGCGTCAGCGTGTGGACGTCCTTCTCCTCGCCATGGCCCGGCCACGGGTAGCAGCTGAGCAGCGTGTGATCGCCAGAGCGATCGGCAGTGAGCCGCAGCTCAACCTGCGAGTAGTCGATGAAGACGAAGATGTAGTCGTCGTCCGGCACGACGAAGCCCTTGCGGATGGCTTTGTTGCGCGCCGGAATGTTCTGCAGGTTCGGCTCGCGCGAAGCCATGCGGCCGGTGGTGACGTTCTGGTTGTAGTCGCAGTGCAGGTACAGATACTGGTCGACCAGCCCCTGGATGCTGTCGACGTAGGTGCCCTTGAGCTTCTCGAGGTTGCGATACTTGAGGATCTTCTCAGCGAATTCGTACTTGGCCGCGAGGTGCTCGAGCACCTCTTTGTCGACGGAGAACTTGAGCGTCGCGTCAGCGTCACCGCTGCGGACGGCTTCCTTGCTCTTCTTCGACAGCTTCGTCAGCGTGCAGCCAGCGTGCTGCAGCGCTGCGGCGAGCTGGTCCGACGAGCCGATGTTGAACTCGTAGCCGACCGCGGTGAAGATGTCCTTCTTGAGCTGCTCCAGCTCCGCCGTGTACTCGGGCGACAGCTTCTGCAGGTACTCGACGTTGACCTTGACGCCGCCGTGTTCCGCATCCAGAAGGACGCGGGTCAGCTGCATCTCGTTGATGTAGATTTTCTTGAGGTCGTTGTCCTGCGCGAGCGCGAGAATCAGCCGCTTGTAGAGCAGCAGCGTGTAATGCACGTCGGCGCAGGCGTACGGCACCATCTCGTCGAGCGGGATGTAGTCGTAGGTGACTTCGTCCTTCTTGTTGCGCGCGGACGGGTCGCTCTGCAGCTCTTCGGTCGCGTAGCCCTGGCAGTACTTCTTGAGCGTGCGCTTGTCGATCGTAGCGACTGCAACACCGGCGTCGGTGGCCGCGCGGTGGATGTAGATCGGGTCCACCATCATGTCGGCGGTGCGCGCCTTCATCTTCACTTGGAAGTGATGGCGGCGGCGCTTGGCTTCCTCGGTGCGCCAGGCGTCGATGCGCTTGTCCCACTTGTCCGCGTCGGGCGCGACGTAGAGGTTCGACAGCGCCTTGACGCCGTGCTCTGCGTTCTCGTCGAGAAGGTGCGCGATGACGACGGTGTCGTGGATGACGCCGTTCACCTCGATGCCGAGCTTGCGCAGCCCGTGCATATCGAACTTCGCGTTGGCGAAGACGTAGGTCTTGCTCGTGTCGCCGAGCAGGCGACGTAGGCCGGGGAGGATGTCGAAGATGCCGAGCTGCTTCTCGTTGGTCTTGTGCGCGATCGGCAGATAGTAGTTGTTGTGGATGCCCCAGCCGATGACGATGCCGCAGACGTCGGAGTGCACCCAGTTCAGGCCGCTGGCCTCGGTGTCGACGGCCATCGTCGCCTGCTGCAGCGCGCTCTGCAGGAACTGCTCGAACTGCGGCAGCGTCTGCACGAGGTAGTACTTGCCACCCTTGACGCCGTCATACTGGCGCATAGGTGAAATGGGCGGCGGCTGATTGCCGCGCGCGCCGGTGGCTAAGATACCGCTGTTCCCAACTGACAAGTCGCTCTCCTGCTAGGAGGAGGGCTTCGTCGTCGAGCGGATGTTCCAGGGGCGCCGGTCAGCAGCCTTGAATCCGTAACGCTCCGGCTCCTTCTTCAGCTGACTCATCGTGTGGTCGTGAGACCTCCGACGGAGAGCCGACGCCTTCGCGTTCGGATCGTGATACGCCCCAATACGGGGCGCGCTCATGACCGACTCGACAGCTGTGCCGCAATCCGGGCACGCCGTCGAGTGGACTGCGCTCGAGGACACGAGATCCTCGAACGACTTGTCACATGCACCGCAATAGAACTCGCGCAAAAACGGCACGAAGTCTCCTGATAACCGAATAACCCTGCACCCACGATCTTAACATGTCAACACTAGAATCGGCAAAATCGAACCGTCGATTCTAGAATACGTATTAACGACCTTCGATATCCTCAGTTTCGAGAATAGTAATCATCGGATCCCACGACGGCCACGTCAGCCATGCGTACTCCGTAGCGTCGGTGCCGGGCTTGCCGTGCTTGTTGACGCCCATGACTGGACGCTTCGGCGAAACGGCCATATTCGGCGTATCGTTACGAAGCCATTCCGCGCGTTTGATCGAGCCGTAGAAATTGATGCGCAGTAACAGTGAAACGAGCCCTGGAATATCACCACCGAGATGTCTGACGTGGTGTTGGCGCAGCCACAGCCGACTGCGCTGCGCGAACTCCTGCGCGTATTTGTACGGCGGGTTCGTGATCACCAAGTCGAAGATCGGCTCGGGCGTCGCGGTGAGGAAGTCGACACCACCGTGCTCGGGGATGATGTCGCTGTACTCGACTTGCGCCTCGGGCCACTCCTTGGTGAGCACCTTGACGATGGCGAGGTTGTCGCCACACGCCGGCTCGTAGACGCGCGGCGGCCAGTGGTGGATCGCCTGCAGGCGCGCCTTCAACGTCGGCAGCACAGCCCGCGTCAGCCACGCTGGCGTCGGATAGTGATCGCGCGGGTCTCGTTCCGCGCCGCGGCCGGTGGCGCTCACAGCGGCAGACCCAGCTGGATGTGCAGCATCTTCAGCTCTGCCTCGTTGAGCGTGTCCAAAATCTCATTGCGCACGCCACCAATTTCCGCATACACGATTCCAAGCTTTGCCTGTACCGCACCGACGGTGGCGATGAGTGCCGGATGGCTGATGTGGTTGGTATTGTCGCGCAGCATCATCATCGCTGCGTGCACCTGTCTGAGCGCTAGCTCGAGCGCGATCTCAGCAGAGCTGTGCTCGTCTTTTTCGATACGCGCCCTATGCAAATCTCGCTTCATTTCTTCAGTCATAGGACTAGTCCTCACGTGGTTGCTTGCGATTTCGGCTGCCGCGTCGTCGTCTTCGGCATGCCCGGCGCGGGACCGCCACCGTTCTTCGGCGACGGCATCGTCGGCGGCGGCGGGGCCACCGGGTCGTAGAAGCACATGCGGTTGTACGCCGAGCGAATCTTGACGGTGTGCTTCGACGGGCCGTTGCGGTTCTTGGCGAGGAACAAGCGCAGCACGTCCATCTCCAGCTCCTCGCGCGACGCACAGATGGCCACGATGACGTCGGCGATCTGCGCCTTGCGGAACGAGTCGGCGATGTGCTCGACATCGACAACCTCGGACGACATGCCGGGGCGGTTGACCTGGGTCGCCGACCAGATCGGGATCTTCAGCTCGCCGGCCAGGCCGCGAAGGTCACGCGTGATGCCACCGAGATCGGCGTACTCGTCGTTGTAATTCGTCAGCGGCTTGAGCAGATCGACGTAGTCGACGACGATGAGATCCGGCACGAAACCGATGTGCTTGAGCGCCTGCAGGTGCTGGCGCAGCGTGTTCACCGTCGCCTGCCCGGTCGGGTATTCCTTGATGATGAGGCTGTTGCCGTGGCGGCTGTGCAGCTGCCCAAGGCGCTGC